GATATTTTTGTCAGCAGGCCCGCGAACGTCTCGATGGCCGGCAGCAGCGCCTGGGCAAGGCTCTTTTGCAGCTCTTCGAACGCACGCTTGCCGCGCTCGATCTTGCCCGCAGTGGTTTCCCCGAATGCCTTGGCCGTGCCACCGACCTGCGATTCGACTTCCTTCAGGATGATCTTCTGGGCTTCGAGGGTCTTACCGGACGCGACCAGTGAGGCAATGGTCTTTTTCTGGCCTGCCGTGAACGTGACGCCGGCGCGGCTCAGGGCCGTGATGCCCGCAATGGGATCGTTCAGCGCCTTGCCCAGCATCTTGTTGGCCGATTCCAGCGACCCAAAGCCCTTCTTCGACAGATCCAGCGCGGCCACCGTGGTCCGGTTGAAGATGTCGTTACCCTTGCCGACCTCATTCCGGATGTTCTTGAACGTGCCCAGCAGCGCCGCGCCCTGGGTGATCTGATCGGCCCCCACACCCGTTGCGGCCTGAAGCTCGTTGGCGTACTCGAAAAACCCTTCCGCAGTTATGTTGGCCGCATTGCCGGTGCTTTTCAGCGTGCTGCTCAGGTTGGCGAGCGCCTTGTCATCCTCCATGACGCCCTGCACGCCCGCCTTCGCGGCCAGTGCCAGCCCGCCCAGGGCAGCAGCTGCCGGCAGCGCGGCCTTGCGAATCAGGAAGCCGGCCTTCTGGCCGCGCGTTTCGAGGTTCTTGAATTGGGCGACAGAACGGTCAATCCCACGGCCGTTGAACGTCGTCAGGATGGGGATCGTGATCGCCATTAGTCCAGCCTGCCTTGGATCGTGCGTTCAGCCTTGGCCACCAGCAGTGCGATGCCGGCGGTGATCTGGCCTTGGTTCTTGTCAACGGTCGGCCACATTATGCGCTGGTGCCGGGCCCGGATGTTGGCCCCCAGCCTGTTCGATGGCGTAGTCGTCTCGAAGATCACTGCTGCTGGGTAGCCCTGGCTGATGTAGATCACGCTATTGCGATTCTTGCGCGTGGACACCTTGGCGCGGACGGAGCTCTTGGCCTTCGACACCTGCCAGGGGAGGATCGCGTAACTGTTAGGCATCCATGTGCGGGACATCCCCGACAGCGGCATCTGCGGGTACTGGCTCTTGATCGCGGACACCGTTGGTGACAGCACTGCCCGCGCGCCCCGGTTGAACTCCTTGCGGAACTCGGGGTCGATGCGGCGCAGCTCCTTGATCGTCTCTTCAACGCCAATGACCTGTGTTGTCGCGCCGGCAGGCATCAGCCCTGCTGCTCACTCATAACGTCCACCACCGTGGACAGATCGCGCATGGTGAACGGCACATCGGGGGGCCAGAAACCCGTTGCCACTAGCACCTGGGCTAGAGCTCGGGAGACTGACCCCCGTCCGTAGGGCCCGGCGCTTCGGTGCCCTCGGCGTCGATGACCTCGATGTCCTGCAGCTCATCGACGAATGCGTCGAAGTCGTCCGGGACGCTGATCCCTGAGTCCTTCGCAGCTGCATACGCCATGAACGCGATGTGTTCCAGCCTCGGGCGCATAGTGAGGATGGTGGCCGGCGTGTCGAAGTGCCGCTCAAACGCGATGGCGTTCTTGATGGAGCCGATGTCCACGGTGAACGTGCCATCCGTTGTGACAAACTTGACATTGCCGTTGACGCCCTTGCTGTCGCCCATCTTCTCCCCTTGGTGGTTGGTTTACGGCGTGACGTCGCGGACCCAGGTACCCCCGCTGAAGCTGACCTCGATCACCTGCAGCTCACCCACGGTGTAGGTGATGGGGTAGTTGGCGATCATCGTGTTGGTGATCGTCCACTCCGGGTTGTCCGCGCCGACGGTCGTGTCGGCCTTCTTCACCACGATGGTGGTGTCGCCGGCCCCGACCTCGCCAGCGATGGTGTCCTCGGTCGAGCTCGCGCCGTAGTCCGCGTAGAGGGTGATGGTGCCCTCCACGGTCTGCAGGCCCTGAGTCATGAGCTCGCCGGTGTCTCCGAACGCGGTCTTGGTCAGGCTGTTGTAGCCCAGGGTGAGCGACACGCTCGACGCCTGATCGGTCAGATCCACGGCGTTGACGGTCAGAACCCCCGGCTGCGAGAGGTAGGTGGTCGCGGCCATGGTCTAACTACTCCTTTGGGTTGAAACACGGACGGTGAGGTCGTAGGTGGGAACGTCCTGCCCGCTGATGAGCAGGATGCCGGGAATGCCCCGGATCAGGGAGATCTCCGAATCCATGATGGCGTCGGCCGTGGTGATGAGGTAATCCGTGGCGTCCCTGTTCCCAGGGGGAGCGGCCAGCACCTTCACCCCAAACTCAATCTCCGCGATGTTGCTGTTGAAGGTCGTGAACGTGGGCGGCTCCACCAGCACACTGATGGGCCGCGCGTTGCGCGGGTCGGTGACCACGGCGAGCCCCAACGCTTCAAGGGACGCCACCAGCGTGGCCTGCGCCTCAGCGAAGATTCCGGTGGCGCTCATGCGACCTGCGAACGGTTGACGCCCAGCAGCCTGTTGATCTGGCCGTTCGACCCGAACGGGATCGGCGTGCCCATGTCCTCGAACGATGCGAAGGAATCGACGCTGCCGCGCTCGCGGTACAGCGTGCCGGCGTACATGATCGTCCCCAGCTTCACATCATTGCCAGGCACCACGGTCAGTGAGTCGAAGTACCCGGCCTCGCGCCGCCGGCGGTATGCGTACTGATTCGCCGCACCAGCTGCCAGCGTGAGAAACGCGGTGTCATTGGCCGTGGCCGACGCGATGCCCAACCAGTCGGCCACATCATCGGCGTCGATCCATGACGGCTGCGGGGTCCATGTGAGAACCCCCTGGGGGATCAGCGGCCCGCGCGGGAAGTCGTCACCCGGCGCGTACACGATCAGCTGGTTGGTGATGATCTCGGTCTTGTCGAAAAGGAAGTCACCATCTTCAGCGACGCCCAGGAACAGCAGCGTTGGGACGTCCTGCACGACGTAGGTGCCGTTGATGTCGGCCAGTTGCCCCCACTGGTGCTGCTCGCCGTTGCCGTTGCCCCCGCTGATTTCCTCAGCGCCGCTGACCACGACCGTCTGCCCAGTGCCGATCTCCGTGCCTTCCAGCGTCTGGACCACAAGGTAGTCGTCCGCGCGCTGCAGATGCGTGATTGCAAAGGTGGCCATGAGCAGACGGTCAGGTCAGTGATGCCTAGACGAACGCGGCCTTGCGGAACTTGCTCGGGTCGATCATCAGGGTCGCGAAGTACCCTCGGAACGCCAGCGTGCGGGACAGCTCACTGGGGTTGTCGGTGGTGATCGCGCCCTTCTGCTGCTCGAACAGCTCGTAGCCGCTTGGCTCGCCGATGATGACGGTGTCGTCCGCGAAGTTGCGGTCCACCACCACGCGCAGGCCGAAGATGACGGTGTCGTTGTAGGACCCCGGGCTCATCTGGCCGTAGGCGTTCATCGGGCCCACCTGCGGGAAGAGCGGACGGTCCTGCGAGTCCACCAGCTTCCCGATGCTGCGCCACATGTTGGGCGACAGGAACAGGTGCGTCGGCAGGTTGCCGTTCGACGCGCCCACGATTGCCTCAGCGGCCAGGTACATCCAGGACACCCACTCGTTGGGATCCGCGATGTTGGCGACCGTGAAGTTGGTCGTGTTGGTCGCGCCGGCCACGAGGGCGTCGGCCGCAGCGTTGTCGGTCTGCTGGGCGTATACGCGGCCCAGGTCATCGAGGACGATCGACAGCACGGCCGGATCCGTGAAGTCAAGATCCTGTTCGCTCAGCTGAACATAGCCGCCGAAAGTCTGCTTGGTTACTTGGTTGTCGGTGACGACCAGCGTGCCGCTCTGCAGGGTGTCGAACTCTGCGGACTGCTCCGCGATGCTGGTGTGGGTCGTGACCTCCGGGCGGATGAACACCTTGCCGCCACCCGGCATGGCGCGGACGCCGATAGCGTCCACCACGGGCCGGATGCCCAGGAAGTTGTTGTAGACCGGCCCGAGAATCGGGGTCGGCAGGATGCCGGGGGTGTCGGTGGTGCCGATCTCGGGCGCAGCGGCGCGAACGGCCTGCTGCATCCGGTCGAACTCGTGACCGCCCTTGAAGTACGCGCTGAGGTACTCAACTGCGCTCGGCAGCTCGGCCTTAACGGCGTACACAGCTGGGGTCGGGATGATCTCGTTGGCCTCGGCCTCGATGGGCTCGGCCGGCATCTCGGCTTCGGACATTTCGGTCAGCTCCGTTTCATGCTTGGTTGATGGGGTACTGCTCTCAGCCGCCACCTTCGTGACGACTGCTTCCGGGAACGCCCCGTAGGCCACCAGGCTGAGCTCCATGAGCTTGGCCTCAGTGACCTCCATGACGCCCTCGGAATCCGTGGTGAACGTGATGGGCTGCGCGCCCACGCTCACTGAGTCGTATGCGCCGGCCTTCAGCAGCGCCACGGCATCGCGTGACGCGATGGTGTCGGCCAGCGTTGCCTCGAACTCCAGCCCATCATCGGTGTCGATGAGGGTGTCGACCACGCCGCGCAGCTGCGTCAGATCGTGGTTCTCGATGAGCTTGGCGGGCTTCTGACTGGTGTCGAACGCGCCGCGCGCGAACCTCACCAGCTGCCCACCGGACACGCTCGCGGTAACGTCCCAGGGGACGGCGATGCCCGCGATGCGCGCGGGCTGGTTGTCGTCTGCCGCCTGGGCGGTGATGAGCGTGGCGTCTGCCTCGAATCGGATCACGACTGCGCGCCCTCCGGGTCGCGTGCCGGCGGCTGGGCCGGTTCCGGCATCGTTGGCTGGAACTCGTTGAGATATTCGTCCAGGGCGAACTCCACATGCCGCCCGTTGGGCAGGATGTCGTTCATCGAAAGCCGCTCCTGCATCGCGTGGAGGATCGGCCGGGCCCCGAACAGGATGAGGTCTTGGCGGGCCTGCTGCGCGTTGGCGTAGGTCATGCCCGACTGGTCGATGGCCAACAGATAGGCGGGGATGTCCATGAGCCGTGACAGCTCTTTGGTCTGATACTCCCGGCCTTCCACCAGCTGAAGCTTGGACGGATCGACGTCGAAGGACTCGAAGCTCACCAGCTCATTCAGCGCGCCGATGGCATTGGTGCGACGGTTCGACGCCCAGGCGGCGGCCATTTCGGCCAACTCTTCCGCGCTCATGGGTTCCCCGCCCTTCTGCTGCAGGTAGCCGGCGGCGATCTCATTGGTGGCGAAACGCTCAGCAGACTGATCCAGCCTCAGTGCAATCTGGATTGCGCGAGCGCCCTGGTAGATGATCCCCTGCGACCCGGACAGGAACTGCACCGTCTGCTTGGGGTCGATCTCCTGCCCGTTGAAGTTGAGCTTGTCGGCCGGGCCGTACCACTCCGGGGGAGCGTTGTTTGGCGTGTCCACCATGTTGGCCGGCAGCCACTGGAACGTCGCGGGGAATCCGGTGCTGTAGCGGCCGGTGACGTACCAGAACGCGCGGCCGTACAGGATAAGGTCGCGGGCCGTCTTGGCCATGATGAAGTTGCGCGTCGTCCTGGGGTCCGGGCGGCTCATCCACGATTCGCCCTCGACGTACAGCTTCTCGTATTGCTGCCCGGTCCATTGCAGCGTGTAGCTCTTCAGATTGAGCGTCGCCGCCACGGTGGACAGGAGGGAGATTGCCCGTGCCACCGTGGGGACGCTCAGTGCCGCTTCCTCAGCTGCCCCCACGGAATAGCTGATGAAGGACGAACCCTGCGGAGCCCCGGCCGCTGCCGCGATGGGCGCAGAACCAATCGCGGGGGTCGCCTTGTCCTTCAATGGGAAGATCGGCATGACGGAACTATCCCCGCCCGGATAAGCCCTGTCAATACCCTAGAGGTAGAGAGATAAACCGATCGAATAGTGGCCGCGCCGCCAGGGGAGCCAACGGCGCGGCCGTGAGCAGGCTACCTGCCAAACGCGATGGCAGGTTTCGCCCTTGATGTCGGCCGCGCGATCAGTGCAGCTGCGAACACCATGCAACGCGCCAGGGTGATCGGGCCCGCGCTCTTTTGCGACGACAGTGCATACCCGCGCTGAGTCTTGACGCCCACGGCCCGGTCCACATGCTCGGCCAGCATCTGCTCGCCGGTGTGGACGACACGCCCCTCATGGATCAGCTGCCGGATGGTCGCGGTGTGCGTTGCGAGCTCTCCGTAGCCCACCTGCACCTTCTTGCGTTCCAGCGCCGACGGCGCGAGCTCGAACAGCGATGGGGTCAGTGCCACCTTCTCGCAGTCGGTGGCAGCTGCTGTCACCTGCTCCCAACAGCCGGCAAGGGAATCCGCCAGGAACGCGACGGTCACGCCAATCTCCCCATCGGGCATGAGCTGGGCGCGGACGCCGCAATAGCTCGACTCGTCTATGGAGGAATCGACCGCCAACACGCCGCCGGCCGGGATCGCGTCCACCTTCAGTGCGTCGAACACGCCGGGGTCCAGCCACGAGCGGTCTGAGCTGATCCAGATGTTCAGCGACGCCCGGAGGAATGCGGCCTTGTCCACCTGCTCCGATTCGTCCTGCAGCACTTCCGGGTCCAGCGTGTAGCCGATCGCGGGATTGGCCAGCGGCCATGTGTCGGATGCCGTCATGGGATCGACCCCAGGAGGAACGGACCATTCTGCGAAGTAGAGTTTCGTGTCACGGCCCTCGTCAATCGCGCGCAGTCCTTCCTCGCGCATCTGCAGCATGGCCTGACTGGATTCTGTGCCGGCCGTTGACCAGCACGACAGCAGCGGGCTCTTCATCACGCGCTGGGATGGCAGGGCACCGTTCAGCAGCACATCCCGGCTGATGTTCCAGACCTCATCGGCGATGATGTAGGTGGGACTGAAGCCGTGGAACGCCCTGGGCGTCGCGGCCTGCACCAGCCAGCGGGTGCCATCGGGGAGCGTGGCTTCATTGCGGCCGTAGCTCCACTTGACCTTCGCGCCGAACTCATCCTTCAGCATCGGGGCCAACGCCTCGAAGATCTCCGTCGCCAGATCCAGCTGGTGCGCGGTGCTGATCACAAGGATGGATTCCCCGCGCCGCTCGGGCTCCTTCAGCAGGCACCACAGGAGCATTGCCTTCAGCGCAGTGGTCTTGCCGTTCTGACGGGCAACGGACACCAGCGACCGCCGGCGCACAAGGTGCCCGTCATCATCATGCTCGAGCTGCCCGGATAGGGCATGCACCTGCCAGGGCATGAGCTCCACGCGCAGCAAATCCTTGGCCATGGCGGCGACCTCGGGACCGTAGGAACCGCCATCGCCAACGGGCGTCTCCAGCCTTGGGAGGATCAGCCCAGGTTCAGCCAGATCAGCCTTCTCCATGCGGTTTTCATCTGTTCCCGTCTGATCCACCCTTGGGAGACACGCAAGAT